TGGTTTTGAACGGCGACGGTTTTTTCGAGTAAACGCCACGGGCAAAGAACTGCGCAAAGCCGCCATCGCAATGTCCATGTCAACGTTTACCGGCGCTGACTTTTACTTAAAACTGCCCTTGCAGGACTTTGTGGAGCTGAACAACGAGGTGGCGGAAAAATGGCAAGCAACGCATTAGAACTGAGCATTAAAATCGCGGGCAAAATCGACAGCAGCTTTACAAGCGCGATAAGCGGCGCGCAAAAGCAGACAAGCTCGCTGGCAAAAACGCTTTCGTCCATTGGCAAAGCGGGGCTTGCGCTGGAGGGAGCCCTGCTTACCGGCGCGGTGGCGGCGCTGAAACAGTGCGCCGACTACGCGCAGGACGTTGAGGTGAGCATGGCCGACGTTGCAAAATACGTTAGCGGCCTGACGGACAGCGAGGGCAAGGTTACCGATGAAGTGTGGAGCGTGGCCGAGGGCGGCAACGGCAAGACGTACCAGCAGAACTATGACGAGATGAAGAACGAACTGTTCAAGCTCTCGACACAGTACGCGCTGACGCCGGATGAACTGATGACCATGACGGCAGACCTTGGCCAGAGCGGATACGACGCGGCGGAGCTGGCGCAGACGGACAAGAGCGGCAACGTGACCGGCGTTTTGCGCGACACGGCCACGATGGCCGCCGCGTTTGATATCGATACCGGGCTTGCGGGCGAATACATGGCCAAATGGGAAAACGCGTTTGACAAGACCCATGATGAGATCATGGTTTTGAACGACCAGATAAACTACCTGGGCAACACGAGCGCGACCACCGCCGCCGAAATTGCCGAGGCTGTGAACCGCTCAGGCAGTCTTGGAAGCATGAGCGGCGTGGACACCGGCACGACCGCAGCGCTGGCTACCGTGATGCTGCAAGCGGGCGGCGACAGCTCCACCGTGGGCACGAGCCTAAACCGCATTTTTACCAACATGATGAAAGGCTCCAGCGCCACCGACGCGCAAGAGGCAGCGTGGGAAAGGCTGGGCCTGACAGCGGAGAGCGTGGCGTCGGGCATGATAGCGGACGGACAGGCCACGCTGAAAGACGTGTTTACACGAATAAGCCAGCTGGACGAGGACAAGCGAACCGCGACCATCAGCACGCTGTTTGGGCAGTGGGCAATCGCGGACGTGGCGCGCGTGGTATCGAACATGCCGGAGCTGGAAACGGCGCTTGCGAAAATTGAGCAGACGGGCACGGACGAAAACGGCAACGCGACCGGCATTTACACCGGCAGCATGGAGGCTGAGGCGAACACCAAAAACAGCACCACCGCCGCCACGGCGCAAATGGCGGAGAACGCAAAAAGCTGGATGATGGAAAGCATTGGCAGCGAGTTTTTGCCCGCGATAGCTCAATTTAACCGCATGAAAGTTACGCTCTACTCCACGCTGGCGGAGAATATGCCGCAGCTTGCGCAGGTGGCAAGCTCTTTTGCCGGTGTGCTGGCTGACTTTGTGGACAGCTTGAGCGTGACGCTGACGAACGCTTTGCCGTATTTGCAGAAAGCGCTTGACTGGCTGGCAAACAACCCCGAAACCGCGCTGAAAGCCGTGGGCGGCATTACGGCAACCTTTGCCACGATGGCCGCCGCGCCGAAAATCGAGAGCGTGGGGCGCGTGCTGTTTGGGACAAGCGGCACGGGCCAGAGCGGCGGCGTGCTTGGCACGGTGGCAAACGCGCTGCTGGGAACAGGCGGCAAGAGCAAGAGCGGCGGCGGCGCACTGGGCGCTGCGGCAACCGCGCTGACCGGCGGCACGGGAAGCGGGGCGAAAAAAGGCGTTCTCGGAACGCTGTTTACCGGCGGGCAGAACGCGGCAAAGGCCATTGCAAACGCGCCGGGCGCTGTTTCCGGCATTTTTAAGGCGGCAAAAACAGTATGGCAGGTATCCGGGCAGGAGGCAAAGCTTTCGGGCAAGGGAGGTTTTCTCTCTACGCTGGGAACGGCGGCAAAGAGCCTTGTGCCGTCCGGCCTGTTGAGCTACGGGAGCAACGTGGCCACGGCGGCAGGAGCGTTCGGTTCGTCCGTAAAAAACAACCTCGGCGGCGTAGGCGCAGGAGTTGTGAATTTTGGCAAGGGAACGCTGAGCACGACGGGGCAGATTTTGGGCGGCATCGTGAACGCAGTAAGCCCGTTTGGGGAAAACACCACGCAAAAAATCGGGACGTTTGCAGGCAACGCTCTCGGCGGCGCAAAAACACTGCTGGGAACCGTAGCGGGCAACGTGGCGCAGATACCGGCGAACTTTATGCAAACGGGCGCCGGACAGCTTATCGGCGCGGGGGCGTCAAAGGTGAGCAAGGTGGGCGGCGCAATAGGCGGAGTTTTGGGCAAAGCTGGCGGCGTTATCGGCAGCATTGGCGGCAGCGGGCTGAATCTTTTGGGAACCGTGGCAAGCCCGTTTTTGAGCCTGTTTTCCGGCATAGCGCCCATCATTGGCATTATTGGCACGCTGATTGGGCTGTTTGCGGTATTCCAGGGACACCTTGGAGATGTGCAGGGAATAGTGCAAGACGTCTTTGGCGCAGATGGATTGACGGTTTTTAACACGTTTTACTCTGTCGTGATGGGCGTTATTAACGGCATTGGCGACTTTATAAGCGGCGGCTGGCTGGACGCTTTTGGCACGGCGCAGAGTTTTATCACGGATACGTTTGGCGAGGGAGTGGGCAACGCCTTTGGCGCGCTGCAACCGGCGCTGGAAGCCGTGTTTAGCTTTGTGCAGCAAATCGTGGACTTTGGGCAGAGCACCGTTGCGCCTATCCTTGAACAGGTGGGCGGCTTTATCACCGGCACGGTGGGGCCGGGGCTTTTGCAGCTGTTTACCACGCTGGCCCCGCTGCTGGGCACCGTGGGCAACCTGCTGGGCGGGGCGATCATGACGGGGATGAACCTCATCGGGCAAGCGCTGGGGCAGGTAATTATCCCGGCCATTGAAACGGTAATCACCGGCGTGCTGGACTTTGCAAACGCCGTTGCGCCCACCGTGGTGAGCGTGATAGAGGGCATTGTTGCAACCGTGACAACGGTGATAAACGGCATTATCGGCGCGATAAACTGGATCATAGAAAAAATCGACACGCTGAGTTTTGATATCCCGGAGTGGGTGCCGCTGGTGGGCGGCAAGACCATCGGCTTTGATTTTGAACCGCTGCCGCTTTTGGCAAACGGCGGCTTTACCAGCGGGCCGAGCATTGCGGGTGAAGCGGGCACAGAGGCCGTTATCAGCTTTAAGCGCAGCGAGCGCGCGGCGAACATTGCCAACTGGGAGCAGGCCGGGCGAATGCTGGGCGTTTTGCAAAACACCACGAACACCACGAACACCACAAACGCCATGAGCACCATGAGCACCGCGAACGCCATGAGCACCACGAACGCCATGAGCACCACGAACGCCATGAGCACCACGAACAACATAAGCGCCACGAACAACATAAGCGCCCTGCCCGGCGGCACGAGCGGAATTGTGAGCGCCGTGGCGGTTTTGCCGTTTTTGGCATCGAGCGCGGGCGGCGCGGCGCTGCAAGCCGCAGGCGGCTTTGCGCAGAGCGAAAACGCGGCAAGCCTTGCAAGCTGGCAGCAGGCCGGGCAAAGGCCGGGCGCGGAGCTGAAACAGATAGGCGAGAGCGGCAGCTCCAGCAACGGCAGCAGCGCGGAGAGCGTAACCTTTGCGCCGGTGTTTAACTTTTACGGCGACGTGACCAAGGAAAAGGCCGAGGAAGCCGGGAGAATCAGCTTTGCGGAGTTTGAGCGGCTGTACAAGGAAATGAAGCGCCGGGAAGCGCGCACAAGCTTGCGATGAAAGGAGCGGCGGGGCATGAGCGATACCTACACAACGGTAGCGGGCGACTGCTGGGACTTGATCGCGTACAAGGTGTACGGCGACGAGCTAAAGGCCGACTGGCTGATGAAGAACAATTTGCCGCTGCTGGATACGTTTATCTTTGACTCAGGCGTGAGCGTGAACACCCCGGAACTGCCGCAGGAGGAAACCTCGCAGGCCGCCGCGCCCGCATGGAGGGAGTAGCGCATGGAAGCACGGCGAACGGAAGTGACCCTGACTTATAAAAGCGAAACGCAGCAGACGGGCGAGGGCGGCGGCTACGCCGTGGGCGACCGCGTGCAGTTTTTGGGCGGGCCGCACTATGCGGCAAGCACGAGCGAGCGCGCGAACGGCACGCCCGCCGCAGGCGCCGCGACCATTACTATTATAAGAGAAGGGGCAAAGCACCCGTACCACATTATCCACGCGGACAGCAGCTCGACGGTATACGGCTGGGTAGACGAGAGCGAAATAACCGCCGCAGAAACGAGCGGCGGGAGCGAGAGCGAGGGCAAAACGTGGGCGGAGCTTATCGGCGAGTGGACGGAGTTCCGCTACACAGACCCGGCGGAGGGCGAGGCCGACGAAATTGAAGTGAGCGTGTTTGGCAAGGGCACGGACTGGCTCAACGAAAAAACGCCGGAGCTTGGCGCGGAGATCACCGCAAGCATCGAGGCGAAAAACTGGAGCGCCGCGCCCGGCGGCGGCAAGCTGGAATGCGGAGAGTTTTTGCTGGATGATTTCAGCTTTAGCGGCTGGCCTGCGGAGGGCAAGGTAAGCGCGGTAAGCAGCCCGGCAGACAGCAGTTTTCGCGAAACGGAAAAGAGCAAGGTTTGGGAAAACGTGACGCTGGAAGAGGTTGGCAAGGAAATCGCGGGCAACGCGGGAATCAGCCTGACATGGGACGTGGAGGACGCGCCCCCGGCTATCAAGAGCCTGGAACAGGACGAAGAAACCGACTGCGAGTTTTTTGAGGGACTGTGCGAAGATTACGGGCTGTGCGTGAAAATCTACAAAAACAAGCTGGTAGTTTACGACCGCGAGGCCTACAAGAAAAAGGACGCCGTGGCGACCATCACCCCGCAGGATGTGGAGAGCTGGGACTGGAAGAAAACGCTGGCGCACACCTACACCGGCGGCACATACAGCTACACCATCCCCATAAAAAAAGCCAAGGACAAAAAGGTGAGCGTGAGCATTGGCGAGGGGCCGCGCATTTTGCACAAGAGCGGCAAGGCCGACAGCGCCGCAGACGCCGAGCTGAAAATCACGGCCGCCGTGAACAACGCGAACCACGGCGCAACCACCATGAGCTTTAGCACCATGGGGCGCACCGACCTTGTGGCGACGCAGTGCGTTAAGGTTGAGGGCTTTGGGACGCTTATCGACGGCAAATATTACCTCGACAAAGTGACGCACAACGTATCGGCAAGCGGCGGGTACACGACGGACTACGAGGCAAGCAAAGTGGAGGAGGGCAGCGCATGAGCGCAAACACAGTGAACCGCATCGGGCTGGTAAGCTCGGTGAACTACGAGGCGGGAACCGTGCGCGTGACCTACCCCGACCGGGACGACAGCGTGACGGGGGAGATACCGCTGCTATCGCCCATTGCGGACGAATATTTTATGCCAAAGGTGGACGACCAGGTGCTTGTGTGCCACTTATCGAACGGGACAGAGTACGGCGTGGTGCTGGGCAGGCCGTGGGACGAAGAACACAAACCGGCCGAGAGCGGCGAGGGACTTTACCGCAAGGACTTTGACCGCGAAGCGGGGAAAGCGTATCTGCGCTACGACGCGAACAGCGGGGAGCTGAAAATCAAGGCGAAAAAAATCGTGTTTGAGGGGGACGAAAGCGTTGCCACGAACACAAAGACCATGACGGCGAACGCCAGCGCGTCGGCCACGGTGACGGCCCCGGCTATCAAGGACGACGGCGAAGTGACCATAACCAAGAACGTGACGGCGCAGCAGAACGTGAACGTGAGTTTGACCATGACGGCGACGGTGGACGCCGTGGGCGGCGGCAAGAGCCTAAAGGGCCACACGCACACGGGCAACCTTGGCGCGCCCACAAGCCCGCCGCTGTAAAGGAGGCGCTGCACCATGATCGGAACGCTGGGCAAAAAAATTATTTTTACCGTTTCGGACTTTGAAGTGCTGACGTTTAAAGACCTGAAGCACAACGTAAAAGGGCGCTGGACGATGCACGACGTTTTGGGCGGCGTGCCGCGCGCGGAGTTTTTGGGGCCGGACGTGCAGAGCGCAACGATGACGCTGCATTTGAGCGTGATGCAAAACGTGTGGCCCATGACCGTGATGGAAGAACTGCGACGCATAGCGCTAAACGGCGAGGCAGAGTATCTCGTGGTAGGGGGGCAGCCCGTGACGGACAACCCCGTGCGAATAACCTCAGTGAGCGAAGCGTGGAACACGATATACCACGGCGGCATTTTGGCCGAAGCGGACGTTGACGTGGAAATGGAGGAATACGCATGAGCGAAATTACTCCGTATGACTTTGAGCTGGAGGACACGCTGACGGGCAGCGACCGCGAGGCGCAGCTGCGGCGAGTGAAGTTTTTGCTGGCGACGCCCGTGGGCACCGTACCGGCCGACAGGGAGTTTGGCATTGAAACGGACTTTTTGGGCAGGCCAATGGCGACGGCGCAAGCGCTGTACGCGGCGGAGGTCGTGAGCAAAATCAAGGAGTTTTGCCCAAGCGTAAAGGTGAAAAAAGTGACCTGGACGGGCGGGGCAGACGGGAAACTGTGGCCAAAGGTGGTGATAACGGATGCCTGATACCATTGATACCATAAACGCCTTGCCGGAGCTGGATTTTACCGACGGGGCAACGCTGGAACAGACGCGGGACGATATGATCGCGGACTACGAGGCGTATATGAAAGAGGTGGAAGGAACGCCGGTGAAGCTGACGCGCGCCGACCCGC